CCCCACAGATGTAGACTCGCGATCAAAATGGCCAAATTTGCTGAGAGTTGGCAAAAGCGATCGGCAGATATGACAACGGCGAGCCGTGGTAACGCTCGCTTTAACGATCATTCGATGGCCGTTTGAAGCGGCCTTTATTCATCCCGGAAAGCTACCGATTCCTCCCGTCGAGGTCGTCGATGAGCGGGTCGCCCCGGAAGACCGAGCCGTTGTAGTTGTTGATCACGCTGGCGGCTTTCCGGCCGAAATAACCCTGCCCACCGGCGATCTCTGCCTGTTGCTGTTCAAGCAGCTGATTCGTTCGCTCGCTAGTCGCAATGAGTTGAGAGATTGCGGGAAGCAACACTTCGGACCCGGCGGCTTGGCCGAGCGAACCAGCCGATCCTTGCTGGATCGCTGGGGGAGTTGAGGGTCGCCGGTCAGGTGCCGGGGTTGGCAGGTCTGGCGGGGTTTCCAGGGATTCTTTCACGGCTTCCCTGAGCGGTACAGCGGTCGATGAGTTGCCACCTGGCAACACATCAGAAATCAACCCTCCGCCCTTGCCTACGAGATCAGCCGCTTCGAGCAGGACATCGTTGTAGTCGATCTGGTCAAGCGGGGTGTCGCGCGAATACTTATCGCGAAGCGTGCCTCTGACACGTCGGCGGAAGTCGGGACCGCCAGAGGCCAGCCGATCGAACTCTTTGAGCCGGGCCTCTTTGGCCGAGGCGTCGATCTCGCCGCGCTGCACCGCCTCTTCAAGCTCAAACTCGACGGCGTTGCGTGCGATCTGGTAATCCTGCGCCTGCTCTGCCTGGCGGCGTTCGAGCGATTGGAGTTGCTGCTGTTGCTGGAGAATCTTCAGCGCGTTCGCGTGGCGTGGACTGTTTTTGGTGAGGTCCTGTAAGTATGCGTTGGCCTGGTCCGATCCCATCACCGCCGCTTGGGTATCTTCAACGAAGCGGTTCACCGTGCCCATCTCGGCCATCATCGCATCGACAATCGGCGCGTTTTCCTTTCCGAACAGTTCAACCGTCTGCTCGCTTTCAAACCCGGCGGCCTGCATGCGCCGGATGATGTCCAGCGGATCGCCGTCGGTCGAAATGCCCATTTCCGCGAGCTTCCCGCGCAATACTGGATCGGCCGATAGCCCGCTGAAGACGTTGCGAAGCATCGTCTTGGACTCGGCCGTTTCAAAGCGTCCCGACGCAAATCCGAGCAGCGCGAGGGTTTCAGCCGGTTCAAGCCCGGCAGACCTACCGCTTACCATGAGTTCGCCAGCAGCCCCGAGATACGCCGATGGATCGCCCTCACCGGCGAGGCTGATACTTTCATTGACCAGGTTATTGATCTCGCGCGGGTCGGAGGTCGTCGAAGACACGCGGCCGATGAACTTGGCCAGCGAGGAAGGGTCTTTATCCGTGCTCATCATGAGCGGAACAAGCGAGCCCTGGATGAGCTGGTCTTGTGTTTCCCGATCAAGGTGCGCGTTGGAGCTGCGGAACTGAGTGAGCACCCCGGCCATCTCGCCGAAGTCTCGGCCGGTCATGTTCGCCAACGCCTCGACCATCTTCTCTTCACCCTCATCGAAGGTCTGATTGACGGCGTGCAGGTCAAGCGTTGCGCGAGCCGCTTCGTTTGCGAGATCAACGATCTTTTGCAGCCGTTCGATCGTCTTCTCTGCCGCTCTGTTGCCCGCCTCGAACGCGGCGACAAGCCCGCCCGCGCCGACGAATCCACCGGCCATGCTTGCAAGGCCGAAGGTCGCCTTGTCCAGGTCGCGCGTTAGATCACTTAGGGTTGAACCGAACGATTCATTCGACTGCTCGCCCGACTTCATTGCGTCCGAATGGTCATCGGTCGCCCGCTTCGCGTCGCGCTTGGCCTTCGTTGATTCATCAACCGCCTTCTCGTGGCGCTCTTCGCTTTGCGTTGCCTTATCGATCGCCTGGCCGCTCTCTTCGACCTGCTTTTGATATTGGTCGGTTGCCTCTGACGCCTCACGCGCACCGCTGGTATCGGCTTCGATCTTGATGCGTTGCTGAATGGGATCGGGATCAGCCATGCTTTGAATCTCCTAAAGCCCTGGCCGGTCGGTAGATCGACCAGAGCGGAACGGATTGTGGCAACAAGCCACGCAAAGGAAATCATGCGTACTCGGCGAACAGCAGGCCGCGACGGGTCGCGGAGCTGCCAGCTTCCCGAGGCCGGGAAGCGATCGCGATCGCCGAGAGGAACGTGCCCGCCGTGCCATCGCCGGCCGTAGCCTGGAGCTGGAGGTAGCGGTGGCGCGACTTGCGGAGATCGACGCCGAAGGCAAATACCTTGCCGTCGTCATCGGCCGTGGGCTTGGTGGTGGAGTCCTTGACCAGGGCGGGCGTACCGCCGAGGGTTGTAGCGTTGGTGAGCGTGTCGCTTTCCATCACACGGAGCTGGGCCATCGCGATATCGGTCGCGCCGATGTTCCCGATGAACTCCAGGTAGTCCGCCCCGTCGAGATCGTTTTTATCGATCACGGTCGAGACGAACGCGGCGTCATCCTTGATCGCCGTGGGCGGGATCACGCTGAAGACTTTGGTTTCTTGAAGAGGATTCATCTGTTTACCTTTGTTGTCAGTTGATGATGTTTGTGGAAGGTTGTAATCAGCGGCCGGGCCGAGGCCCGGCCGCTCCGATGCGCCTGCTCAATTAGCCGGCGGCGGTGATGAGGCCGACGACGGCCCCGGCGGTGTCGACGTCGCCGAGCGAGTGATTATTGATGTCGTGCCGCTGGCAACCCATGACCGCAACCTGAGACTCCAGGAAGCGAACGTGGCGGCTCTCTTCGATGGTCATTTGCTCACGGACGCCGTGAGTTGTGGACAAGCGCAGATCGCCGAACAAGGCACAGACCTGGCTGTTGCCCTCGGTCTTCGGCAGGCCGAAGTGGCAAATCTCGACCGGGTACCCGAGGAACATCATCTGCCGCTGGCCATTGGCCATCTCGGCTGCGGTCACCCCTCCACCGTCGAGAATGATGTCGAGCATGACCGTCGCCCAGAACGGCATCGAGCAGTACCACTTCGCGTTGGCATGCGCGTAACCGGGCACCGTGCCGATCACTTTCTGAAAGTCATCGCGCGCGATTTCTGACCACGCATTGCCCGAGCCCAAGCAAAGGCCACCACCGTCGTCAACGCCGTTGAGGCGCTTGAGCTTGGCGGTGATGCCTTCGATGTCCAAGCTGTCCGGCGTGCCGTCGCCGCCGAATCCGTAGGTGTCGAGAGCTTCAGCGAACGCTTGAACGATCTCGATCAGGACCATCTCACCGATCACGCCCGCCGAGTCCGCGTCGAGCTCCTTAGGAAAAAGGCACAAGACCCGCCAGGTGTCGGCGTTAAGGTTGATGGTCTCGAAGCCGAGCTCGCTCGCGGTGGCCGCGATGTTCATGCCGGTCTTGAAGACGGTCAGCCCTTGAGTCCGCCGCTGGAAGGTCAGCTTGTCTGTTTGCATGGGCAGATTGAAGCAATTTCTAGGAAGAACCCCAGCATCCTCAACGAGGCGTTGAATCCGTCGCGAGAACTCGATCGGCACAACGCCATCGCCCAACTCGGACGTGCCGCCGAGAGCCCGCTCGAAGACCGACTTCATCTCGCCCTTGAGCGCGTCCAGCGCTTTGGCGCTGCCGCCGATCTGATGCATGAGGCAAAGCCCGAAGCATCGGGCATCGTCCTCGGTCTCGAACAAGCCGCGGTAGCGGCCGCGATCGTCGTAGCTGATCGAACGCACGGCGTTGAGCTTGTTTTCGATCGTCTTGGGCATGCCCCGCATCTGCTCTTCGAGCTGCTCGACCGCCGCCTTGATCTTGCTTTGTTCGGCGATCGAGGTCTTGATCTCGCCGAGCATTGTTTTCAGTTCATTGTCCATAATCGATTGCTTTCTGAGTGTGGCTGCGCCGTCGGCTGATCTACTTGCCGAGGATCTCCGCGAGCGCGGCCTTGAGTTCTTGGGATTGCCCGTCAGGTTCCGAGCCGGGGCCGGGTTCGTCCGGCTCGGGGATATCGCCGTAAGGGTCTTCATCACCTTGGCCAACGTGGGCAACGACAAGCTCGGCGATATCAAGAGCGAGAGTCGTCAATAGCCCGCCGGGGCCGGCGTTGAAGCGTTTATCGATCGCGCGTTCGACGGCGGCTTCGATCCGCTCATCGTCGTGTTGTTCGTTGTTTGTCCCTCGGCTGCGGACGCGGGCGTGAGGGTTCGCGGGGATCGCCACGGCCGAGATTTCGAGCAGGTCGGCGGCGGTGAAGACGCGGACGCGCCGCCGCTCGCCTTCGATGTCCATCTCGCGCATCTCCCAGGCGTTGCCGATGAACCCGACCGACACGGCTCGAAGGTTGCCCTTGCGGTAGTGGTTCCAGTAGCGCACCGCCAGTTCATCTTCATCATCGAATTGCGCGATGCCTTCGAGTCCGTCTTTGCTGATCCAGACCTTCACCCACTGGCCGAGGATCGTCGGCTCGCCCGACTCGCCGACGTAGCGGTGCCCGGCCGCGAAGATCGGATTCAGCATGAACGCATCGAGCGACGCGCGGTAGGCTTCCGGTTCCACGATCTCGCCGTACCGATCGACGTGGCCGGTGCTGCAAACGAAGTGGACCTGGCGTTTGTCCTGGTCGATCGACTTCGCGGACATCCGGGCAAAGCCCATCGCCCCGGCGGTCGGCTCGGCCGTGCGCTCGCGCCAGTCCAGGAAGGTTTCGATGCGTTCGATGAGTGCGTTGCTCATATCAGTTCCCTTCAACGCGCTGCCGGTCGCGCTGGATGAGTTGTTCGTAGGTAAGGAAGCCGCGACGCTGGTAGCGGGCGATCACCGTCTTGATCGTGTCGCCCTCGAAGCGGGCGATCGTGGTGCATGCACAATTCACGCTCTGACCCGGCGGCAGCGACGCAGCCCGCGGATGGTCGCAGCGGTGGCCGGTCCCCGCGATGGTGAACTGCTCATCGTTGGGGATCGGGTTCGCGAGCGTTGCCTTCTCGGTGGCCGCGTGTGAAGGTCGGCCGGTTTCCTTGCGGGACCAGAGCCAAGACTTCAGCGGCACGCCCGCCTGTCGTCTGCCTTCGCTGCGCGACTCTTCAACCGCCGCGCCGACTTCGGTCCGGGCGATCGTCGCGGCACGGTTGGCGGCGAACTTGAACTCGCTGCGGATGCGGTCGGCGAGCTTGGCGGTAGTCTCGCCCGCCGCCACGCCATCGGCCAGCGACGACGCCAGCCGTCGGCGCAGCGTGCGATTCGTATCGGTGATGCGGATCAACCGCGTCCGCTGGATGCGCTCAAGCCGCGGATCATCGATATTGAACGCGGCCGGCTTGTCCAGGCCCTGGGCGTCCGCCGCTTCCTGCATCGACTGCTCGCCGCCGAGCCGGTAGGCGTCGCGGATGAACTTGCCGACCTTCACGATGAGCCCTTCGTTCGCCTTGACCATGTCAAAGAGAATCTCGCCGACAACGTCGCGTTGAACCGTCATCGAACCGTCTTTAATCGACACTTCATTGAGCTTCGCGAGCGTCTCGCGTCGCAGCTCATCAAAGTGCCGGCTCACCTTGCCCCGCACCGCTTTCTCAAGGCCCTTCCAGGACGATCGCCACTGCGCCCATAGCGCGGCCTTGGTCTGCTCGGATGTCCGCAACTCGGCCGGGAGCTGGCGCGACCGCGTCGGGTCTTCACCTTCACCCGGCTCGGGCAACGCGGGCAGCTCATCGTCACTGCCCGGCGGATCGGTCGGCAGGTCTTCGTTGACATCGACCAGGCCGATCGGCTTGTGCCATGTATCGCCCCAAGCGAACTCTTCCCAGGGCATATCGAAAGCGCGGGTGATCGCGTTGAGCGGGACGCCAATGCTGTTCCACTTCACGACCTGGTCGGCCAGGGCGAGCCGGGCACGCTGGATGGGGCCGACACCGGACGAGTCAAGCCATGCGAAGAAACGCCCGCGCCGGTAGCCCGCCGCCTTGCGCGTCTTGCGGTAGACCCCGCAGCCCTTCTCTGACGGCTGCAGAACCCGCTGGCGGGCGTCTGCGGCCGCGATCGACCGATCCGACTCGAATCGCGACAGGACGCCTACAGTCCATTCCTCGGCGATCCGCTCGGCCCTGGGCAGCACGGCCGACTCGTAGAACGTTTGATTCGCGGCGTCGGCGTGGGCGTAGTTTGAATCGTCGTAGATGCCGACGACCGGCGGCGGCACGCGGAAGACGGCGCAGACCTCGACCCAGTTGTGTTTTTTGAGGTCGAGGAACTCCATGTCGCTGAAGCTCGCCCCGATCGCCTTCCAGTCCAGGCCACCGCTGAGCAGCAGGTGCCGGCCGCGGTTCCGCGAGCCGGCATGACCATCCCGGACCACCCGGTGAAGATAGTCCCTCTGCTCATCGGTCAAGTTCCCCTCGGTCACAAACGCCCCAGACGGCGCAACGCCGTTGTCCAGGACCGCCTCGTTCGCCAGGTCGGCCTTGTAGAGCTGGGCGATCTGCGCCGTCAGGACCGCACGCGGGCCAAGGCCCCGCCACGGGGCGCTGGTGTCGTCGTAGTCGGGATCGATGATCGTGTGAACTTCATCGGCCAGGATCGTGATCTTCTGCCCGGTGGCCACGCCCGCCGCGCGGTAGTCCCACGAAACGACCTTGCCAGTCGCCCGATCGATGTTGGGTGTCATCTGCAGGGGGGAGACCGGGATCACCTCGACGGGCAGGCCGATCGAGTCCAGGGTGAAGACCCAATGCACCCGGCCGAAGAGGTCCATCATCGCCGAGGTCGTCTGAAGGAAGACGCGGCCGGTCATCTCGCGGTTGGGCCGCTGCGCCAGCTCGGCCAACGGACCCGACTCGATCACCCGGTCATCGAGCGTCGAGATCATGAGCGGAAGCCCGCCGACCGCGTCGGCCTTCACGCTGACGCATGCGAACACCGCCGGCACCTGGGCAAACGACCGGCTCGGCCGGTCGCGGTGGGTCTGTCCGAGCACCGTCGCCCATGTGCCCCAGCCGCTCCGCAGCACGCTGCCGGCCATCTTCAATCGGGTCAGGATTCCATCTTTCACAGGCATGATTAAATCCAGACGGCCATCGGAGTACGGGAAACCATCGACGCCGACCGCAAGGCCAGCGCCGCCGAGTAAGCGATGTCACAGTGAGACTCAGGCAGCAGCGGGTTTTCAGTTTCGTGAAGACGAAGGCGCTTCTCCCCGGGCGCGGCCTGGCCGCCGGTATGCTCGGCCTGGATCGCGTAGAGGTCTGTACCGATGAACTTGAACGCGCTGTCCATCGGTGGGATCGCCTGCTCGTTGTCGTCGAACGTCGTCGCCAGCACGCTGCCCAGTTCGCTCTTGCGCTTGCCGCCGAAGTCCACGCCTTCCCACCGCCCGCCGAACATCGCGGCGAGCGTCTCGTTGCTGTCCATGCCCAGGCCCGTAGCATCGCCGCAGCCGACCGCCTGGAGCTTGGTCTTCATCGCGGCCGAAACGATGCGGCGCTGAAGGTCGAATGTCGCATTGTGCATGAGTACCAGGAAGCGAAGCGACTTCGGCCGACCGGGCATCGCGTGATTGATCCAGAGCGACGAAAGGTGACCGCGACGCGCAACGTCCCAGCCGATCTCAAAGCGGCCGTCGTCAGGCGAGCGCGTCTCGAAGTAGTTGTCGATCCAGCCCGTTTCGTTTTCGATCTTCAGCAGATCGAACGGGTTGTTCCGGCCCAGCTCGCCCGCCGCGATCAGCTTCGACCACTTGATGAGCGTGTCCAGGTCGCCGGTGAACTGGCACTCATACTCGCGCTGAAAGCCGGCGTCGTCGCCGTAGAGTTTCTTGAAAGTTTCTAGATCGCAAGGCTCGCCCCGCTGGTCCTTCAAAACGAAGCCCTCGGCGATCGACCGATGGATGTCGCACAAGTGAACGCTGAAGGTCTCGGGGTCGCTGAACAGCTCGAAGAACTTGGAGTTCTTGCCGCGCGGCGTGCTGATCACGATCACATGAAACCCGCGCGTCGCGAGCGGGAACAGGACGCGCCAGTGGTCGTATCCGCCGTTGGGGAACAGACCGAACTCGGTGAGGATCACGTTGCCGGTCAGGCCCGCGAGCGCGTCGGGATCGCGGCCGGGCAGCGACACGACCCGGCCACCATTGGGCAGCCGAAGCTCGCGCGACATGAACTTGAAGTCCTGGTCGAGCGCGGCGTCGTGCTGATCGATCGCGCTGTAAATCGTCTCGATCGTTTGCTTGTAGGCCCGCGCCCACTTCACGCATTTCTCGAAGGTCGAGTCGGCTTGGCGTTGCGTGAGCGAGACGATGTACCAGGTCTGCCCCGTCTTCATCGCGTGCATCACGGCCTTGGCCGCGGTGGTGAAGTCCTTGCCTTTTTGCCGGTGCCAGTTGACAACCTGCACCCGCGATTCATCCGCGAAGAATCGCGCCTGCGCCGGGTCGAGTGTCACCCGCCGGCCATCCATGAGGATGCCGGGGCGAGCGTCTTTCGGGTTGTCTTGCTTCGGCGTCCTTGCCATCGCGTGGGGTGGGTTCCTAGCCGGCTCTTCCTTGGCCGGCGGTGAGTTGTTCGATCAGTCTCAGCGTCACGGCTTCGCGGCTTCGGCAGCTCGCGAAGTCGAGCTTGCATTCTTCCAAGGCGTTGATGATTCCCGCGACCAGGTCTTCGGCCGGCAGCGGGTTATCGAACATCGCCTCGGCCGTGGCCAGCATCTTCCCGATGTAGGCCGTTTGGCGCGGGTAGGTTTCCAGGGCCTTGCCCGCCGCGAGCCGGTTATCGAAGATGCTTTGCTGGCGGTCCAGGTCGGCCGCGCGGGCTTCCTTATCCGCCTGCAGCGCTGCGACCATGCCGGACATCGCGGCGGTGTTCTTAGCCACCTCATCGGCGACGCGCGTGAATACAGCGACCGCTTCGGCTTCGGTGGGTTGAGGGTCTTCAGTCGGCATTGTCGTTCTCTTCGTCGGGATACAGATCAACGGGCGGGTATCCCTCATTTAGTCCTTCTGGCTCCGTTGGCTTCCCGTTTTTGTCGAGGTAGCCGTGCCGTTTCAGCATCTCGACCAGCACTTCCAACTTGGGGTTGGATTTATTGTTTTCGTGAGTCACTAGACGGGCAAGAAGGTAAGGTGCGCGCGTCTTCATCCACGCGCCTTTAGGGATTGGCTTTAGTCCGCTCACCCGCGGCCAAGATAGAAGATCTGAAAAAGATGGATCAGATACGTCTAAATACTCCGTTATTGCATCAACACCGGGGCAGTTCTTGCGTAAGCTCTCCCAACTCTCTGAGAGGGATTCAAACGTAAGAGATTGTGAGTTGACCTTCAGCTTTCGGCGACGGACCTCATGACTCAACGCAGCTTCAAAGTCGTACATGCCCAGACCGATGCCCATAGAAACCAGGGCATTTATGATTGTTGCACAATGATTAACAGGCTCGGGCACATCACTACCATCAGATCTACTCAGCAACCAAATCGCCGCAAAATCGATCTCTTCGTATGCGGTCAAATCATCGAGCGCTTGTCGAAGAGGAAGCGCTATATCGAGGTAACCTGTGACAAGTTTCTTAAGCAATTCGCTAGGCGAAGCATCGCTAATG